CAGTTTGTTTGAACTGCATGGAGGAAGTAAAGCGGCTGGATATACCTTGGGTTCCCAATCAGCTTCAGGCTGATCGTTGAGTTACCAGCTGCTGCACCTGCTCATACAGGTGATCTAGTGTGGAATTGTTGTCCAGCACAGCATCAAACTTGGTGCCTGCCCAGGCGTATTCGCTGGCATGAATTTTACTACGTTCCAACTTGCCTTTGCTGATACTCCAGCTAGAGTTGCCGTCGGGTCCGTGATTTACACTGACTGCTGCATCATACCAGGCAGGTTCAGGTCCACGGGTCACACGCACCACAATGCCTCCTGCTGCCTTGATTGATTTAATTTCGTTGGGAAATCTGCAGTCACTGATCACAATATCGTCTGTTGAATTACGCAGTTTGTTTTCCAAGCTGGCAATCCAGATATCGTCGTGAAAGCCTTGTCTACAAACTTCTGTACCCCAGTATTGCAGCACCCAACGTGGAGTTAGTTTGGGCAGTTTTAAACGTTCTGCCCACCAAGGATCCACTTGATCCCGCCATTCGCGGGCTTGTTTTGTGCGTCCTTCCAGCAGTTCTCTGTTCCAACCAAACACATGGCTCACAGCGTCCTTGAGTGTGTTGGCAAAACTTTCTCTACGGAATTGATGTATGTTAACAAGATAATCTGCAATGGTATCTTTACCGCTACCTATGAATCCCACAACTCCGATGATCATTTTAGTTCCTTTACGTCAAGATGTTTTAGTGTGGTTTGTAGCATGCCAATTTGGCGGCGACAATCCTCCAGTGCATGATGACTGGTAGCCGGACGGGGCAGCTCGGGCCACAAACTATATATGGTGCGACTGTCACGAACCACGTAGAACTGCCACGGGATAGGCTTGTTGTAGCTCTTGTAGGCATGCTCAATGATGTTCATGTCATATGTGGGACCGTTGGCCCAGATCAATCGGCTTTGCCAGATAAACTTGGCCAGTTCATCCAAGGCCTGGTCCAGAGGGATACGATCTTGTTCGTTGAATGCTTCGTCCCGGGCTGCTGCTGGTTGGGTGGCCCACCAGTCTATGGTTCCTTGCTGGATGCTACGAGCCTCTTGACTTTCTAGATCAATTCTAGCATAGTAATGCCGTTCGTGATAGCCTGTGCCCAGCGGGTCAAAACTCTGAGCTGCAATAGTCAGGATTGTGGTATCTGGGCCGGTGCCTAGTCCTTCAATATCGATCATTAAGTCTGCCATATGATCAGTATAACACAGAGTGGCCGATGCCACAAGAGATAGTTTAGCCGATAACGAATGTTAATGGTTGAGAAGCATCCACATACAGTTTGAGCTCTTCGATGCACTTGTCCATTTGTGCCTGTGCTTCGGCCTTCATTGCTGCACCATTGAGAGTGCCGCCACCGTTTGGTCCGGCAATCGTGCCAAATTTCTCACGGGCTTCACCAATGATCATCTTGCTGGCTGCTACCATGTAGTCCTTGATCCATTGTTGGATCTGGAAGTCGCCCAACAGCTGAATTTCGGGCTTGAGATTGTAGGTCCACAACAAGACCACTTCGCCATAACCGGTTGGACTGCGGATAAGTTGCAGTTTCTTGGTAACAGGATTCCAGGTGTAGTTTATAAAGCCGCCAAACATTCGAGCTGCCAATTCCACATACTGGGTATAGAAATCGTAGGTGGCCAAGCCGCCTGATTGGTTGAAGTTGATCAGATACACATTCATCTGTGCCTGACTAAACGGATCAAAATTAGAACCTGTTGGGCCCGAAGCAATACCAAAACTGCGTCGGAAAATCTGTCTAACACTCTGCACTTCTTGTGGCAAGGTATAGATGTTCTGCTGATTTACCAACTGCATAAAGCTGTAGCTTTCTTCGTAGGCATTGTTGGCCCGTTGGCGATAGGTGCCAACGGTTCTTTGATATGCTGCTTCTAGATGAGCAGGATCAAGTTCAAGGTCAATGATTTGATGGCCCAGTTGTAGGCGTACATACTCAAAGAGATTGGTTTTTAGCGTGATTAAATCAATAGGTTGTTGTTCGACCATTAGGGGCTCCGTGCCCTATATTTAGTCTTTTACCATGCCTTCAGTATAACCAGGTTCTCAGTTCCACGTCCGTTAAACTGTGTCTCTGTGGTGGTTAGATCTTTGTAGATCTTTCTAGCAGCCGGCTTGCCAGCAGCCTGCATGGCCCGCACAATGTCAGCTGGTTTGCGCACAGTTTTCTGCATGCTTTCTGCGGTGCTAAAGCCAATGATGCTGTTGCTCTTGACAGTGAACGTGCCCACATGCGAGTCTGCTACCACATGGATCAGTTTGCGCTTTTTGCTGTCATACAGCCAGGCTTCGCTCTTGTCCACCAGGTTTGCAGGAGCAAGCCCTTTGATTTTGAGGTCCACAATTTCGGCCTGGAACTTGAACTTGGCTGCACGTTTTTCTGGACTGATGGCCTTGGCCTTGCGTGGCTTGCGGTCAACTTTCTTGATCTGCACGTATGCACCGCAGTCATTGATCACTGCTTCACAAAACTTCACAATACCACGCATTTGAATCTTGGTAAAGTTGCTGTAGCCTTCTGCTAGTTGGGCATCCTTGCCCCCAATCACAGTTTCAAATTCTACAAGTTTGCGTTTCCAATCCACAGCAATTTCGTTCACCATTTGTGGTGCTACATTTTTGCCACGTATGACGGTAATGGGCTTGATGTCTGCACTCATCTTGGCACCAGACACCACAAAGTCATCAAACAAGCCTTCTAGCTCGCCCGCACACTCGCTAAGTTTTTCTCTCAATCGATCCTGGATTGTTTGGCGAGCCGGGGCTGTGTCTGTTTTTTCTACTTCTGCTTCTTGTTTGGTGCCTAGGGTTTCTGTCAACATGTTGTCTAGTTGGATCTGTTCTGCTTCAGTCAAGTCTAGCCCCACCTGGCTCATTCGACACATCCAGCCTGTGGTCAGTCTCAGTGCAGAATCCGGAACACCGCGAAGCAGTCGCACATCGTTCTTGCGGCCGTGAGTTTCCAAATAGCTCACTACCATGTCTCTGGCATCCTTTTTGCCATAAAAGTAATTATACCAGCTAAACGCCTTGGTCAGCTGACTTATTCTATCATAAATGGGCTGTACACGCCAAGTAGGCTCATCGCCCATAAATTTGGTATCGGCGCTGCGTGGGTTTAACGGACGCACAGTTGCGCGAGCTGTTTGAGCAGTGGCAGTGGTTTTCATGTTACTCCTTACTAATGCAGTAATTATAACACAAACAGGATTATTGGTCAACTGACCCATAAATACATTACCATGCCCAGATTATCACTATACAAACCCAATCGCTCAAACGACTATCAGTTTTTCGATAGAACAATATCGGAAATGTATCAGGTTGGCGGGGTTGATGTATACCTGCACAAATACATGGGACCAGCCATCGGTGACAACGGGGGCAATCCGGATGCCACTTTGCCCAAATACGACACACTGAATCCCTTGTTTATTGAAGATCTGTTGTTGTTGGAAAACAGAGATAGAAAATATGATCAAGACATCTATGTCATGCGTGGTGTTTACCGAGCACAAGATATAGATTTTGATCTTACACAATTTGGCCTGTTCCTGAACAACGATACCTTGTTTATCACGTTTCATTACAACAACATGATAGACACAGTGGGTCGCAAACTCATGAGTGGCGACGTGATAGAATTGCCCAATCTGCGGGACTACAATCCTTTGAATAGTGCCATACCCCGAGCACTGCCCAAGTGGTATGTGATCCAGGATGCATCGTTTGCCAGCGAAGGCTTTAGTCAAACCTGGCTACCGCACCTGTGGCGAGTAAAAGCCACGCCCATGGTCAATGCGCAAGAGTATAACGATATTACCAAGCAGCCGTTTGAACCCAACAACATCTGGGATCCAGGCAATTTTTATCCAGGTGGAGTAACTGTGTTATACGGCGACAAATATTACATATCAAACAAAAACGTTCCTCCGGGCACAGAGATAACCAATGCAGAATACTGGACTGAAAAGACCAATCCCATCAGCATTGCTGATTGGCAAAGCACTAGACCCAAGGATCTGGAACTCAATGATGCTATACTGGTTCAAGCCGAAGCAGAAGTTCCCAAGTCAGGATTTGATGTGGTCAAATTTTACATTGTGGCCACAAATTCTGATGGCACACCTGCTAACCCTGAGTCAGCCACCTACACCGCAGATTACACCATCACAGATGCCAGCCGCACTGTGGCCAACGATGGCAACACTCCAACCGGAGATGGCTACACTGCTGGTTACTTGACCGGAGACGGCAAAGCACCCAACGGATTGCCTGTGACTGCTGGAGTTAATTTTCCGCCCGCACCAGTGTCTGGACAGTTTGCTCTGCGCTTGGATTATTTCCCCAATCGCTTGTTTAGATTCAACGGCACCAGCTGGATCAAGATCGAAAGCGATGTGCGCACCAATCTCACACCAGGTGCCAACAACAATACCTTGCGCTCAGGCTTTGTGAACAATACATACACTGTGAACACTACTGATCTTGGCAACATACCTAGTCGTCAGAGTCTGAGTCAAGCTCTGATACCTGATGCTGTCAACGGTGACGATGGCGGTAATAAAACTGCAAATCCCTATCCGGCCACACAGCCATATCAGAAGTCCAGTTAACCAGGTATAATTCAATGAGTCAACAGTTTTTTTTCGACGAACAGATACGTAGATATCTGTTGCAATTCACCCGCATGTTCAGCTTGTTTGAAGTTGAGTACGGGCGTGACGAGCAAGGCATCAAGGATCTGGTGCGTGTGCCCATACGCTACGGTGATGCCAGTCGTCAGGCACAGACAATTATACAACAGAACTCTGCCAACTCGCTGCCATCCTCTCCCTTGATGACTTTTCACATCACAGGCCTGGACTATGATCGACCCAGAATGCAAGAACCCTATCATGTGAACAAAATGATGGTTCGTCAGAGATCATATGATCCTGGCACAGAAACTTATGAAACCACACAGGGCAATGCGTTTCAAATTGAACGCCTTATGCCGGTGCCCTACAAGTTGACAATCAACTTAGATATATGGACCACAAACACCAATCAAAAGATGCAGTTGTTTGAGCAAATTGCTACCTTGTTCAACCCTTCCTTGGAGATACAGGCCACAGACAACTACATTGACTGGACCAGTCTTACCACATGTGATCTTGAGCGTGTGAACTGGAGTTCAAGAACTATTCCTGTGGGCACAGAAAATCCCATAGACAACATGACTCTGACTTTTAGCCTGCCAATCTGGATATCAAGTCCGGCCAAGGTGAAGAAACTGGGTGTGGTGGAACGTGTGATTGCGTCTATTTTTGATGCCAATGGTGATGCCAACAATGCTCTGTTGGACAACGACCTGTTGCTGGGCACCAGAGTCAAGGTAACTCCCTGGAGTTATCAGGTACTGCTGTTGGATGGACAACTGCAGGTGTTGCAGCCTGCTCAGGTTGTGAATCCTGATCGACTGAGTCTGGCATCGTTTACATTTCCTCTAGTGGAAAATCCACAAATCACATGGCCAGCAGTGGCCAGTGCGTATGGAGTTCTTAGACCCGGTATCAGTTACATCACTTTAGACAATCCCTGGGCACCTGATTCCAGTATTGTGGGCACTGTTGCTGTGAATCCTGCCGATGATCGATTGTTGATCTTCAACATTGATCCTGACACAGCACCACAAAACACTCTGGATCCTGTGAACTCTGTGGTCAATCCCTTGACCGCTGCTCCCGGAGATGGCTTGCCTGCTGCGGTGACAGGTCAACGATACCTGCTGACCGAAAGCACTGGCAATACTGCCAACGTGGGCACCAATCCCACTGCCTGGAGTGGATCTGGTGCACAGCCCTTGATTGCCCGCAGCGGAGACATTGTGGAATACAATGGTGCAAGATGGATCATAGCATTTGACAGTCAAAACGATGTTGGTGCTCAGTACGTGGTCAACCTGACCACAGGTATCCAGTACTACTGGGACAATGTAAAATGGGTCAAGAGCATTGACGGCCTGTACGCCGGAGGCGCATGGAACCTCATATTGTGAAGGCAGTGGGGGTATGGTTTTTTTGTCCTGCCACACACAGATATCTGTATCTACTGCGCAACGATCCCAAGTATCCTGACACCTGGGGACTGGCGGGTGGCAAGGTGGAATACGGCGAAACCTTAATTGCAGCAGTGGAACGAGAGTGTTCGGAAGAACTAGGGGCCATGCCTGAATACAAACAACTGATTCCCATTGAAAAATTCACATCGCCAGATTCAGCGTTTGAATATCACACCTTCTGGTGTCGTGTGGAACAGGAGTTTGTGCCTGAACTAAATCATGAGCATGTGGGCTATGCCTGGATTGGCACAGGACGTTGGCCTAGACCCTTGCATCCTGGATTGTGGAACACTGTGAATCTAGACGCTGTACAGCAAAAGATTCGTCAGATTGAACAGACTTTGTAGTCTTGTTTTACAAATCCTTGATATTTGTATTATAGATTGTTTTTTCCAGGAATTCTTTATGAGTGGGCAAAGCCGCAACAATCTTTTGTATCTGTTGTTGATGCTCTTGCCACTTCTGATATACTGCGGTTTCGTATCCAGGTGGTTCTTTAAATTTACGATCTAAGAAATCTTTAAGAGCCGGATCCATTGGATTATAGCCCATACCAGCGGCAATATACATGATCCCGCCCAGTTCCGTGGAATAAATTCTAGAACGATGCTGTGCGTTGGCTATATCGTTGTAGGAGTTGTACATGCTGGGGGTGAAATCAGTCATTGGACGACTGTATGTTATATCGCTTGTGGCTGCTTTCCAGTACGGAGTATCATTTCTCATGCTCATTGCATAGTGTTGACTGATAAAATGTTTGAATCCACTGATTTGTTCATAAAATGCATGATTAAACAAATCAACATCAAATTGAGTAACTGTGCCATTACGCATACTCAGCATTGCAATTATTTTGACAATTGCTTCGTGAGTCAACATTAATCCGGTTGATTCCAACGGTTCAATAAATCCATTGGCCAAGCCCACACCCACTACATTCTTTTCCCAAGCATGAGTATGTACGCCATGTTTTATTTTTATGTGTCTAAGTTCAGCAGCATCTGCTCGAGCGGCATCAGGAAACAACATACGGTTAGACTTTAGATGTTTTCTAAATTGCTGTTCTGCTTGCTCTTTGGTGGCAAATTTACTGGAGTAAACATATCCAGTTCCAATTCTGTTCCACAACGGAATATTCCAAACCCAACCTGCTTCAATTGCAGTGCAACTGGTATAATTTTCTAATTCTTTGTTTTTGTCAATGTAAGGAATAACTGTGGCAACTGCGCTGTCGTTCAACAAGGTGTCGTTAAATGATACAAAAGGAACGCCAAGTTTTTGTTCCAGCAACAACGATTTAAATCCTGTGCAATCGATATACAAGTCGGCAGTCAGTGT